CAACACTTATATAAAAATAATTAACATTAGTCATTTGAAAGGCTTAGTAGAAAATATGAAATGTGATATATTTTTTACATGATTTACGGGCAAAAAAAATACGACACATTAATTGCTTGGTCTACTATTGGCTTTTTGGTAACCCTTGTAATTGGACTTTCAATAAATGTTAATGCACAATCAAGCCAACAGTCAGGCACAGCTTGTGTTAACGGCTCTCAGTATTGTGAAAACAATAGCCTAGAAACAGAAAATACAACCACCACCACAAACACAAATACTAACAACAACACGAACAGCAACACAAATTTAAACACGAACAACAACACAAATTTAAGTACAAACACCAACACAAATTTAAACACGAACAACAACACCAGTAGCTCTTCGTCAAACAATGTCAACACTAACACCAACAATAACAATAACACCTCGACCTCTACATCGAATGTAAATTCAACGGTCAATCAAAATGTCACTAACGCAAGCACTTCGAATAATACTAACGTCAACACTTCGAATAATACAAATGTCAATACTTCAACGTCAGATTCAAATGTTACAACTGATAACAAAAATGTTAATCAAAATAACAACATATCTGATAACACGAATAGAAACATTAACGAATCAAATTCAACTCAAACTATCAACCAGAACGTAAGGTCTAAAGCTCCCCCAGCATCAGCTATTGCTCCAAGCATAATGAGTTACAGCCAAGATTTATGTACCGTTGGTCGCTCTGGTGCCTTCCAAGGGCAAGTGTTTGGCTTCTCTACGGGTGCTACCGTTACAGATAAAAACTGCGAACGTCTAAAACTTTCAAAATATCTCTACGACACCGGGATGAAAGTAGCCTCAGTATCTATTCTTTGCCAAGACGAAAGAGTATTTAAAGCTATGGAAATGGCTGGTACTCCCTGCCCTTATCAAGGTCAGATAGGTAAAGAAGCCACTAAAGCTTGGGCAGTCAATGCATCTAAAAGACCCGATGCTAAAGAGCAAGAAAAACTTTTTATACAGCAATGCACAAACGATAGAAACCCTAACAGAGACAAGATAAACAAAGATGTTGTTGGGGCAGTCAAGGTTATTTATACAGCTAAAACTAAAACTAAAAGGCAATGCAAAAAAGAATTTTATGCTACGCAATAGCGTGTTTGTTTAGCGTTACAGTTTTAAGCCAAACAACTACTACCCTTATTCAAGACAAACCCATCTGGGATTTACGCCTAGATAACGCCACTGATATGTCAGCAAATGATGACGGTACATCACAAGTGTTTGATATTGGGTTTGATTTTAATTTCTTTGGCGAAACATTTGATCAAGCCTATATGGCTAGTAACGGTTGTTTAATATTTGGTGCATTGGCAACAGGCAACAACTGGGAAAAAAACTGTACACAATATAATCCCAGCCCAGAACCTAACACCAACTATACGATGTATCCGTTTTGGACTGATTTAATTATGCGGGATAACTCTGATATGTTAGCCAAGCAGTTTAATGACAAAGTTATTTTTGGTTGGTATGAGATGTGGGAGTATGACAGAGACTCTAAAAATACTTTTGAGTTATGGCTTTACCCAAACGATTCTTATGAAGCTAGATATGGTGAGTTAGATATTAAAGAACACGATGTGTTCATAGGCATACAGGGCAAAGAAGATGAGTTTGAAACCTATTACTTCCACGATGAATGTAATACAGGTCAATATAATTCTAAAGAGTGTTACAACTATGACTGGAATAACTCAGACAAAAACCAAAACCTAGAAAACGGTGGCTCACTTTTTGTGGGTGATGTACTAGATTGCAGTAATCCTTTAAACGATATTAGCTGTGCTGGATATTGGCAAGCATACGACAATGAGCAATGCGATATTGATCCTCAATACTCACCTTCCTGTAATGGCTACAAGCAAGAAGAATCTGTGGCTTACTTTCAAGAAGAAGTTGATTACGGTTATCAAGAAGAGCTAGATTACAGCAATCCGTCTGCAAACCAACAAGAACAATTTGGTTATGTAGAAGAGCCTATAGAAACATTTGAAGAGCCAATGTTCTTTGAGCAACAAGAACAAAACTTTAACGAGCCAGAGCCTTACTTCGAACCAATTCAAACTGTAGAAAATTTTGAGCCAAGGGCAGAAGAAACTTTCTTGCCTCGTGAAAATAACATGGTCGAAGAGTTTATTTTTCAAGAAACTTTTCTAGTAGAAAACTTGCCAGAACCTGAAAGGATAATAGAAGAAGAGCCTGAGCCTTTTTTTGAAGAGGAAATAGAAGAAGAACTAGAGCCACAATCTATTGAAGAAGAAATCGAAGAACAAGTTGCAGAGGCTAGAGAAGAAAGAGAAGAAGAACAAAAAAAAGAAGAAGTCGCTGAAGAATTGTTTGCTGAAAGCAAAGATGGCAAAAGCTCACTAACCAGAAATGTAGCACTGCGTGTTGTTTCATCCACCATTAGAACAGCTAAAAATAGCGTCAGTGGTTCCAATAAAAATGATAGTAATATTGCAAATAATTCTTCTAATTCTTCTGGTTCAAACAACGGTGGCATATCTTTGAGTAGCTCCCCAAGTATGTCGGATCAGTTTGCGTCTTCCACAGCACAAAACAATCAAGTGTTACAAATGAGCGTTTCCGCTTCCACAGACTCTAATGACTCTGCCACAGATACAAATATTATTGTAAGCAATATTACCAATACATCTTCAGGAAACAACGATACTCAGATTGAGTCTTCCCTATTGTCTGATAACAACAGCTCAGACTCAGATAAAATTGCAGATCAAATTCTTACTCAAAACATGAAAGATGCCCAAGATGAGGCAAAAACAAATCAAGAAGAAACAGGGCAATATGGCTCAGAGGACAAAGTTATTGCATACATAGGGTTTGTAGTAGGATTTAATGATTACAGGCTTGTCAATCTGCCACAAAAAGAATTTTGGTATACGCCCAAAAACATTTATACTAACAATACATTGTCGGATAACACTGAAGCATTTTACGGTTTAGCGGGACAAAGCGTCAGAACATTGACCGACTTAAAAAATTTACAGCCAAATCTATAGGAGCAAAGAATGAATTGGTTTGAAAACAAAACAACTCAACTGATAGCTCTTGCTGGCATAGTCACAACCTTAGCTGGTTTTGGCTACACTGGTGCTACCTACGTTAACAGAATAGATAACTTAGAAGCCCAGATTGGTGGCATCGGTGATACTGAGCAAGCTCAAAAGGTTATTGAAGAACGATTTGCGACAATAGAGACATCTGTGCAATACTTGGAAAAACAAATAAACGATATTGATGTTCCAGATGTTACTGAGATCAAAACAGACATTGCGACCATCAAAGCAGATATACAAAGTTTGGACAAGGCTATAAGTAAACTAGATAACAAAAATCCATTAGCAGGGTAAATATGAAATTCAATTTAATTAAAAATGTTGTAGGTGCTTTAGCCCCTACGCTTGGTTCAGCGTTAGGTGGACCATTAGGCGGACAAGCAGCATCTGTTATAGCAGGTGTGCTTGGTTGCAAACCTGAACCTAAAGCTATCAATCAAGCCATACAATCAGCCACACCAGAACAAATGCTTGAACTTAAAAAAGCAGAACAAAACTTTGAAGTGCAAATGAAAGAACTAGAAGTAGATATCTTTGCATTAGAAACAGCAGACAAACAAGATGCCAGAGGCAAGTTTAGCAAAGACTGGACTGCTCGTATTATGGGTATTGCTGTTGTTGGTGGTTTTATGGGTTATATATTTCTAGTTACTTTACAGCCACCAGAACAAAACTCTGAAGCTCTTATTAACTTAGTCTTGGGGTACTTAGGAGGCTTGGCAAGTGCTGTCATCTCCTTTTACTTTGGTGCTTCAAACACACCTGATAAAGATGAGTAATAGAAAAACAGCCCATGATGTAGATGCATCGTTAAAATCTCACGAGGCAAAATGTGAAGAAAGATGGAAGAGCATATTCAAAGAAACAGCAGAGATAAAACAAGAAATGAACGATCTAAACGGAACGCTAAGAATGGCAATGTTTGGAACATTTGGTTTTATGTCAACGCTTTTAATAGCTTTTTTAACAGGGGTAGTATCAATATAATGCATATTTCAGAAGAAGGTCTATGCCTTATTAAAAAATTTGAAGGTTGCGAGATGAGGGCATACACATGTGCTGCTGGAGTTCCTACAATTGCTTATGGCAGAACAAAAGATGTCAAAATGGGCGACACTTGCACAAAAGAGCAAGCCGAAGAATGGCTCAAAGAAGAAATTAAAGAATACGAAAACCATGTAGAGGATGCTGTAATAGTACCTTTAAATCAAAATCAATTTGATGCTTTGG